TCAATTCGGCTGATCCAACCTGACCCCGACGAGCTTCCGCCGGGCGAGGATATCGTCGTCGAGAACGCGCCCGAGGGCGCTGACGTCGAGCACCTCGACGACAGCGGCAACGTCATCCAGATCGAGCACGACGACGGCTCCATCACGATCAGCCTCGACGGCAAGCCGGTCGAGGAGAACGCCAACGAAGACAACGCCGAGTGGTTCGGCAACATCGTCGACAAGATCGACGAGGGCGAGCTGTCACGCATCGCCGACGAGCTGATCCGCGGCATCGGTGACGACAGCGACAGCCGCAAGGACTGGATCGAGGACCGCGCGCAGGGCATCAAGCTGCTGGGCCTGAAGATCGAGGTGCCGGGCATCGGCGGCAGCGCCGAGGGCGCGCCGGTCGAGGGCATGAACCGCGTCCGACACCCGCTGCTGCTTGAAGCGGTGCTGCGCTTTCAGGCGAACGCGCGCTCCGAGCTGCTGCCGACCGACGGCCCGGTCAAGATCAGGATCGACGACAACAACGGCACGCACCAGACCAACCAGATGGCTGACGCGCTGGAGAAGGACCTCAACCACTACCTGACGGCCATCGCGACCGAGTACTACCCCGACACCGACCGCATGCTGCTGATGCTCGGCTTCGGCGGCCTCTCGTTCAAAAAGGTGTATTTCTGCCCGCTGCGCAACCGGCCGGTCAGCGAGACGGTCGACGCCGAAGACCTGATCGTCAACGCGGCCGCGACCGACATCCGCAGCGCCAAGCGCGCGACGCACCGCGTGATGATGCGGCCCTCGACGGTGAAGCGCCTGCAGATCCTCGGCGTCTACCGCGACATCCAGCTCTCGACGCCGCTGCCGCAGGATCTCGACAGCGCGCAGCGCGAGAAGAAGGCGCAGCAGGGCGTCGAGCCCGAGGCGCTGAACCCGGAGGACCGCGACCGCGAGATCTTCGAGTGCTACTGCGAGCTGAACATCAAGGGCTTCGAGCACAAGTGGAAGCGCAAGGAGAGCGGCCTCGAAATCCCGTGGCGCGTGACCATCGACGTCAGCTCGAAGCAGATCCTGTCGGTCGTCCGCAACTACGACGAGGACACCGCAGAGCTGCCCGAGGCGCGGCCCGTGTTCGTCCCGTACATGTTCGTGCCGGGCTTCGGCTTCTACCCCATCGGCCTCCTGCACATCCTCGGCAACACGACCAACGCGATCACCGCGGCGTGGCGCGAGCTGCTCGACGCGGGCATGTTCGCGAACTTCCCGGGCTTCCTGTTCAGCGACGCCGGCGGTCGCCAGAACACGAACATCTTCCGCGTCCCGCCGGGCGGCGGCGCGCTCGTGAAGACGGGCGGCATGCCGCTCAATCAGGCGATCATGCCGCTCCCCTACAAGGAGCCGAGCGGCGCGCTGATGACGCTCGTCGACAACATCGCCGCGACCGGCGCCCGACTGGGCGGCACGAGCGAGTCCGAGGTCGGCGAGGGCCGCGCCGATGCGCCCGTGGGCACGACGCTGGCGCTGATCGAGCAGGCGCAGAAGATCCTGAACAGCGTCCACAAGCGCATGCACGCAGCGCAGGCCGAGGAATTCCAGCTCCTCGTCAAGTGCTTCAAGGAGAACCCGAAGAGCTTCTGGCAGCGCAACCGCAAGCCGGCCTTCGCGTGGGACGAGAAGACCTTCCGCGACGCGCTCGACATGTACGCGCAGTCGCTGGTGCCGCAGGCGGACCCGAACACGGCGAGCCACACGCAGCGCATCATCAAGGTCATGGCACTGAAGCAGCTGCAGGGCCTGAGCCCGCAGCTGTACGATGCCAAGGCGGTCGACACCGCGGCGCTGCAGGCGCTGGGCTGGAACAACCCCGAGCAGTTCTTCGTGCCGGCGTCGGCCATGAACCAGCCCCCGCCCGAAGTCCTGAAGGGCATCGAGGAGATCAAGCTCAAGCACAGCGACCAGCAGATCAAGCGCGAGGGTCTGCAGATGAAGGCGCAGGCCGACGCCGCCAAGATGCAGCTCGATCAGGCCAAGCTGCAGCAGGACGGGCAGCTCGGGCAGGCGAAGCTGCAGATCGAGGCCAGCAAGCCCCCGACGGGACTGGCGCCGCCCGAGGACAAGAGCCAAGAGCTGGCCCTGAAGGCGGCCGAGGTCGCCGCCAACGCCAAGGACGTGCAGTTCAAGCAGGAGCGGGCGCTCAAGGAAGACGAGAACCGCGACCTCGAACGGCAGGCGAGCCTGCAGGAGGCCAACCTGAAGCTGGTCGGCGACCTGATGAAGACCAAGGCCTCGCAGTCGCACGCGACGACCGAGCGCGAGGCGCAGCATGCGCACGAGAAAGAGATCGCGCGCATGAAGCCGAAGGCGAAGTCGGATGGCTAAGGACGTCAAGCGCGCCCTAATGATCGCGCATGAGGTCGGCAGCCCCGAGCGCCGGCAGGCGTTCGACCAGTGGGGCGGCACGCCCGACAGGTGGTATCACGGCACGTCGAAGGACGTCGACTTCTCGAAGTTCAAGATCGGGCGCCACGGCGCGTGGTTCGCGCGCGACCCGAAGGACGCGTCGATGTACGCCGAGAACAACGACAGTCAGGGTCACAAGTACGAAGGCGGCAAGTTCATCCCCACCAACACGCGCAGCCGCGTCATCCCGGTCCACCTGAAGCTGGGCAAGTCGCACACGGGGCCGCTTCCTGAAGGCGTTCTGGGCGCGCAGAACTACAAGAAGGCGCAGTCGGAGTGGTTCGACCAGCTCCGCGCGCAGGGCTACGACAGCTGGGTTCCCGAGGGCGGTAGCGTCGCCGTCGTCCTGAAGGATCCGACGCAGATCAAGAGCGCCATCGGCAACCGCGGCACCTACGACCCGAACGATGCCGACATCGGCAAGGCCGCAGGCGGCCCCATCGACGCCTACCACGGCTCGCCGCATAGCTTCGACAAGTTCGACTTCAGCAAGATCGGCACCGGCGAGGGCGCGCAGGTCTACGGCCACGGCCTCTACCTCGCGGATCAGGAGGCAGTGGCGCGGCAGTACAAGATGCCCGCGGTCATGTCGGCCTCTGACGAAGTCAACGGCGTGAAGAACGCCAAGGCCAACTACGAGTACTTCCGTAAGGGGCCGACGGTCGTTAACGAACGCACCAAGAGGCTCGTCCGAACGCCTCCGCAGAGCCACGAGCAGGCGATCAAGAGCGTCTACGACGACCTGACCGAGACGCCCGAAAAGGCGCACATTCACCGGCACACGCTCAACGCTCTCAACAAGTTCGTGGAGAAGGGCGAGTGGCCCGAGCTTGGCGAGGGGCACCTGTACGACGTCCGGCTCCATGCGGATCCCGAGAGCCTGCTCGATCTGGACAGGCCGATGGCCGAACAGTCGCCGCGTGTGAAGAAGGCGCTGGCGCTGCGCCCGACCAACACCGGCATCGGCGGCGGTCCGAAGCTCTATTCGGAGAGCACGGGCATGTATATTCCCGACAAGCCCGACATTGCGCGCTCGGTAGTGCCGGTGCGCGACAAGGGAGCCGCCGCCTCCATGGAGAAGGCGGGCATCCCCGGCGTCCGGTACTACGACGGTTACAGCCGTTCCTCGGGCGAGGGGAGCCGCAACTACGTCGTGTTCCCGACCGACAAGGAAATCTTGGAGATCACGCGCAAGCGTGCCGCGGGCGGCGAGGTCGACGACGACGCGCCCCGGACGATATCGTTGAAACGGCCCGAGCAGCCCGCCGTGGCGGCCTTTATGAACGAGTATGAGGGCGACACGCACCCTCACCCCTTCATGCAGGGCTCGCGCTTCCTCAACACGCAGACCGGCGGCGACCCCGGCGGCGATTTCGCGATGCTGGAATTGCGCGCCGCGCCGTACGAAAAGAAACCCACAGTACATCTCAGCTCGATCATGGCGCTGGAACCCGGCAAGGGGCAGGGCAAGCAGGGGTTGAAGTACGTCACCGACCTCGCCGACAAGCACGGCGTCCACCTCACCGGCTACGCCAAGCAGTTCGGCAACCACCAGAGCCCGACGCTGTCCACCGCGAAGCTCAAGCAGTGGTACGCGCGCAACGGCTTTGACGTCTCGAAGGCGGGCAACATGGTGCGCCCGCCGGGCGGCGTGCCCGCCAAAGTTACGAAGAAAGCCAAGGGCGGCGCGGTCGCGCAGCATCACCTGCACTACACGGCGCAGGCGATGCGTGAGCGTCACGCACACGGCGGCGCGGTCGAGAACAAGAACATCCGCCGCGCCCTCATGATCGCCCGCGACCAGCGCGCCCTGCTGCGGCGCGTCGCCAACATCTACCCGGGCCCCGGCGGGGGCATGGACCCGTCGCCGGGCGGCGGCGGCTACAGCGGCCCCGGCGGCGGCAAGTACATCGGCCCCTCGCACTATGCCGAAGGCGGCCCCGTCCCGCCCTTCAAGCTCCACAGCGGCGCGGCCAAGATCATCGGTGCCAAGGGCCAGAAGAAGGCGACACCGCAGCAGTACGCGGCAATGCCGGGCATCAAGCCCGACGAGCTGAAGCACTCCAAGTTCGACACGCTGGGCACGAAGGCCCTTCCCCGAGAGGAGGTGATCAAGCACCTTGAGGACAATGCCGTCCCGCTGCAGGAGAGCGAGCTGCGCGATGAGCAGCCGCCGAACTGGGATGGAGAGACGTCGTACACAGAGTCCAAGTTCTCCGAACACACGCTCCCCGGCGGCGAGAACTACCGCGAGGTGCTGCTGCACACACCGCCCGCGGCGAGCGACGGGTTCCGCGGCGGCCACTGGGAGCAGCCCAATGTCCTCGCGCACCTTCGCATGTCCGACCGCGTGGGTCCGAATGGCGAGAAAATCCTTCACCTTGAAGAAAGCCAGAGCGATTGGGCGCAAAAAGGGCGCAAGAAAGGGTTCAAAGGACCTGAACATAGCTCCGAGCGTGTGCGGCAACTGGAAGACGAGATACAGGAAGCCAGAGGCACGCTGGCAATCCACCAGTCGCGCATACACGATAACGTGCTTGGCATGTCGTATGCCAAGTATCTGCGAGAGCATCCTGACATGCCTTCGCGGACGTCAGCTCTTGAGGCGCTCCGTAAAGCCAAGCAAGGCGACGACCAGTACAGCGCGGCTATGCGACGTGTGCAAGAGCTGGAGGCTGAACAGAGCGCGGTCAACCCGGTTGGCAAACTCCCTCGCGGCCCCTACGTCGACAACACGCAGAAGTGGACCGACCTCGCGCTGAAGCGCGTCCTGCACGAAGCCGCGCACGGCGGCTACGACAAGATCGTCGTCACGCCGGGTGACGAGCAGAGCAAACGCTGGGACGAGCCCAGCTTGGTTAAATATTACGACGACATCCTCCCGAAGCGCCTGCAGGCTCTCGCGCAACAGCACGACCCGCAGGCGAAGGTGAACCTGCACGGGGCGCACCTTAACACTCGCGGCGAATGGCCGTTCCCTATCCGCATTGCTGACGAGGGCGAAAACCGTTGGTTGATGGGCAGGTCGCCGCATGTCGACAGTAATGAAGAACAGAAATTAGGCGGCCCGTTTTCAT